TATGCATTAGTTTCTTCTTTATCTGTTAATGAAAGTAGGCCACATGCCATTAAAGGGTGAAGTTAATGACTTGCCAATCATTGCATCTAATCAAACTGAACATGAAATTAAATTAATGTGTGATGATATGTCTAAGATGCTTATTCTTAAGAATCGTGCGTATGGTAATTCAGCATTAGATCCAGTAAGAATTTTTTCTAAATCTGATAATACTGAGCAATTAATGGTTCGCATTGATGATAAACTTAGTAGATTTGCGCGGGGAAATGAATTTCCCGGCGATAATGATATTGACGACTTAATAGGCTATCTGGTATTATTGAAGGTAGCAAATAGAAATAACTGGAGATAAAATGCCGAACTACACATTTGCTTGTAACGAATGTGAAATTAAATTTGATAGGAATGTTCCTTACGAAAAAATCCCAGATACTTTGTGCGAGGAATGCGGCGCTGTAGCAAAAAGGTTGTACACATTTAACGGACTTGTTTGGGCACCAACAGCAGGAGGATACCGATGAATAAAAGGGATCGACCAAAAGTTATCACTGAACCGTTCGATTATAATGATTCTATCAATGTTTATTACGAATTAGATTTTGGCAAAGATGTTATTAAGCCGGGAGATAAGATTCGGTTTAAGAATTCTCACGGATATTTTGTTTTTCATAAATGGGTTCATAATTCTCAATTAGATGTTACATGGATTGATTGCATGGATACGAAAACTTTTGAGTTTAAATCATTTTATATGGATAGACTTAAAGGCGTACATCGTGCTAAGAAGAGTATCAGGAAGAAACTTGTCTGAATTAGAAATTGCTGACCGTTTCGATTCTATGAATCGGGTAGTGGAAGAATTATTAAAAGGTAAGAATCCTAAGGATATTGCTACAGAATTGTCAATGTCCCGCGCTCTTGTGTTGGAATTAATTGATGAGTGGAAAAATATCATTCACAATGATAGTGGTATTCAAACTCGCGCCCGCGAAGCCTTGGCAGGCGCGGATCAACATTACGCTATGATCATTTCCCGTGCATGGGAAACTGTGGATCAGGCTGATACTAACAATCAACTATCTGCTAAAACACAGGCTCTAAAACTTGTAGCGGATACGGAACAGAAACGTTTGGACATGTTGAGTAAGGCTGGATTCTTAGAAAATTCTGAATTGGCCGATCAATTATTGGACACAGAACGTAAACAGAATCTTCTTGTGGGCATTCTGAGAGATGTAACCGCAGACTGTGACAAATGTAAATTTGAAGTTGCTCGCCGTTTGTCGGAAGTGACGGGTCAAGTTGAAGCCGTCAAGGTTGACTAATGTTTGAAGACTTCTTAGATGTATTAGATGCTAGCGAGTTTGAAGAAAAGCCTGTTTCGATTGAAGAGTTTGTTGTATCGAAAGATTATCTTTACTTGCCTCCACTTTCGGATCATCAATACACTATGATTAAGGCTTCTACTCAGATTTATAAGAAAGAAACTTTAATTCGTTTATTTGGCGAGGTAGAGGGAGCAAAACGTTGGAAGCAAACATGTAATGAAGTTATCTTCCAATTGGGGAAGGGGTCGGGTAAAGATTATGTATCCACCATTGCTTGTTCATATGTCGTTTATTTATTGTTATGTCTTAAAGACCCCGCAAAATATTATGGTAAACCTCCCGGCGATGCCATTGACATCATCAATATCGCCATTAATGCTGTGCAGGCTAATAGAGTTTTCTTCAAAGGTTTCGTAAACCGAATTGAACGTGCGCCTTGGTTTCAAGGTAAATATAATCTTAAAGCCAACAATATTGAATTTGATAAGGCTATCACTGTTCATTCTGGTCACTCTCAGAGAGAATCTTGGGAAGGTTATAACGTTCTTATTGTTTTTCTGGATGAGATTTCTGGTTTTGATATTGAATCTACGAGCGGTAATGAGCAGGCTAAAACTGGTGGAGCGATTTATCGAATGTATCGTGCTTCTGTTGACTCCCGGTTTCCTGATTATGGTAAAGTAATTCTTCTTTCATTTCCCCGATATAAGAATGACTTCATTCAGCAACGTTATAATGAAGTTGTTGAAGAAAAAGAAACAATTATACGAGAATTTACTTTTAAAATTGATCCTGATCTTCCTGATGAAATTGAAGAAAATAAATTTACAATTGAATGGGAAGAAGATCATATTATTTCTTACAGTATTCCAAAAGTTTTTGCATTGCGTAGGCCCACATGGGAAATTAACCCTACTCGTAGCATAGAAGATTTTACTGTAGCCTTCTATAGTGATCCTGTGGACGCTCTGGGACGTTTTGCCTGTATGCCTCCCGATGCTATGGATGCGTTTTTTAAATCGCGGGAGAAAGTGGAACGCACATTTAATAATCTTAATATTGCTTTAGATGAAAAGAATAGGTTCCATGATTGGTTTCAACCAGAAGAAGATAAACTTTATTTCATTCACGTTGACTTGGCGCAAAAACACGATCATTGTGCTGTAGCATTAGCACATATTGATAACTGGGTAAACATTAAGGTTGGTAATCAAATTAAAGAAGCAGCACCTACAATTATTGTGGATGCTGTAAGATGGTGGACACCAACGAGTACGCAGAGCGTAGATTTTACAGAAGTTAAAGAATATATTATTTCTTTAAAGCATCGTGGATTTAATATTCGGCGGGTGACATTTGACCGATGGAATTCACACGATATGATGCAACAGTTAAACGCTTATGGAATGAATACTGAAATTCTTTCTGTGGCTAAGAAACATTATGAAGACATGGCCTTGGGGGTCATGGAAGAAAGAATTACGGGACCACATATTCCTTTATTAATTGAAGAATTATTACAGTTAAGAATTATTAAAGATAAAGTGGATCACCCTCGTAAGGGTTCAAAGGACTTGGCTGATGCTGTTTGCGGTGCGATCTATGATGCGATTGCTTTTACTCCCGTAGATTTGAATCAAGAAGTTTTTATTAAAACGTATGATTATGAAGATGAAATTGAAGAGCAGCAAGCCCTTGCTAGAAAAGCGGGGAACACGATAGAATTACCAGACAATAAGACGATGCCAGATTATCTTAGAGATTTTATGGATAATATTTCTGGTGATGATGATGGTAGAGATTTCATAGACAATTTCACAATATTATAATGTAAGGGGCCATAGCATAACGGTTAATGCACCCGCCTTATATGCGGTCGATTGTAGGTTCAAATCCTACTGGCCCTACTGGACTACAGGCATAATCTTAGGATGGTATAGTTACAGTACCTGTCGCTAGAGTTTGCGGAGAGATACGGAAGTTCCATTATCTATCGTGCAAAAAAGAATTTAGCGTGTGCCTGTAGTCCTTCAATTTGATAGAATGGGATCATGGACGAATATCAAGTACGAATGTCAGCGCATAGCGAGGGTGAGAAGATCGTTATTAAAGTGAATCTTGATGATGCTGAAATGATTATGAAATATAAGAATAAGGATAGTATTTCAGTTTTGGCGGGGAATGTTGATAAGATTCTTGATTATATGTGGACAGACTATCTTGTTCGTAAAGAATTTAGCGAACAATTAAATAATGAACTTGATGATTGGTTGAATGATGAAAAATGATCTTGATGAAGAACGAGTTAATGAAATTTGGGACGAGGCTTTTGACGTTGCCATTGATTATTACGATGGAATTATTAATGAGATGCATAGAACCCTCCACCCCAATGAAGCATTCTCATACAAAAAGTGCTTTGAGTTTCCCTGCAAAGACATTTAAATGATGTTATACTAAAATAAAGGGGGGGCAGCATGTCCTTATCTCATCAATTATTAACTCTTTATGCTAGCGCCACTGTTCAAATTAATCCAAATGGTGCCGCGCCAGAATATTGTAATGGCGTAACGGTATCTATTCAAAATCTTCACGGCTCTAATTATGTGTATATTGGAAATTCTTCCACAAGTTCCGTTGCTTTCGGGTTTAGATTATCTCCCGGTCAATCTTGGAGTGCAGATATTGATACGTCTGATGCATTGTTTCTCACAAGTAATGGTACTTCTTCCGTTGCAATCACAAGGTTGTTTTGGCAATGAGTAGGATAAGTTTTACTGATATTGTTCAAAAAGCATATGGTTCATTTTATGATACAACAACTCAAGCCGCCACATCTGCAAATACTGCATATCCAATAACATTGAATACTACTGATTTATCTAATGGTGTAACTGTAAATTCTAGTTCCATTACATTTTTGCAGGACGGGATATACAATGTTCAATGGTCTGCTCAGACTGGTGATACTGGAACGGCCAACTACAAATTCTGGCTGAAAAAAAATGGGCAGAACCTATTTGGAACAACGGGAACGATATCGGTAACCAATCAGGACCACTATGCTTTGCCTGCATGGAACTATTTTGTCAATTTAAATGCGAATGATGTTTTACAATTTTATTGGCAAAGTGATAGCAATAGTGCTTCATTGGTTTATGCAGCATCGGCAGGTAATTATCCATCTTGTTTTTCAATGATTGTGACAGCAGTTCAAATTTAACCTTTTTATGCTATAATTTAATAGAAGTAGACATATAGGAGTTTCATTGACTTACGTTTCAGGTAGTATTACCCCTTTAAGTACCGCCCACGCCGCTGGCGACACGGGTCACGTTGATGATCATAATAGAATCGTATATGCAGCATTAGGACATGATGCTATTTTATCTAGTGCCGCTCTTCTATTTTCAAGTTCTGCTCTTTTAGGTTCAGGAAGTACAACATTTTCCGCCTCTTCCCTTTCTGCTTTAATTAATGATGAAACTGGAACGGGAAGTATAGTATTTAATACATCCCCCATTTTTACGGGAACAGTATCAGGTTCTAATGTTACTCTAACTGGTAATTTAACAGCATCTTCAGGAACCACAACATTAAATACATTATCAGCAACAAGTGCCAGTATTGGTGTTTCTGGAAGTATTGCCGGAATAATAGTTTCATCTAGTCACGTTGAATTTGCTGACCCATTACTATACATTGGAACTAGCAATGCCTCAGCATACGATGTCGGATTTTATGGACATACAAGTAATCCTTCATATAATCACTTTGGTCTTGCAAGATTTGCTAACGATAATGTGTGGAAATTTTTCTCTAATTTTACTGAACCACCAGAAAATTCAGCATCATCACAAGTTGCCAGTGCTAATTATGATATTGTAAGAATGGGCGGGATACAGATTTATTCTGGCTCTGCCACACAAAGTGCAAGTATTGCTTCAGGTGGTCAATTACTTCTGGGTGCTGGTACTGCAACTGTTGCACCATTAACATTAATTTCTGGAACAAATTTAACAACTCCTGCCGCAGGCGCAATAGAATATGATGGAAATAATCTTTATTTCACCCCCAATACAAGTTTGAGTAGATCAATTATTCCAACAGCAGCCCTTGTAACTGCATCAGCAACACAGGCTACGCTTACAAATGCCACTACAGCGGTAAACCTTTTCCCAACTGGTGACTCTGCGATTGTTGTTCCTGCGAATAGCGCATACGAATTTGAATTGTATTTTGCAACAAGTGGTTCGGCAGCAGCATCTGCCGTAACGGCAACAACATTACAATTTGCAGGAAGTGCTAGTGCTACTGCTTCAATATCTTATGTTGCAATGTCAACATCTAATACTACCGCTGGTACAGCCGCCGCTGCAAACATGGTTTATGGTACAACAACAGCAACGGTAACATTAATTCCAGCAACAACAAATATTTTTAGAACAGCATATTTGAAGGGTACGTTGAGAATAGGTGCTACCAGTGGTTCAATTATTCCCCAAATTGCATATTCTGTTGCACCCAGTTTCTCAAGTTCTATAAATGCTGGAGCATATATGAAAATTATTCCAATTGGTGCTAGTGCAATTCAAGCAACTGCTGGCTGGATATAATATAATCTCATAGTATACAATTAAATACATATTGGGCGGTTGCTCTGTCGGCAGGGGCGACTTGACTTTGGATCAAGGTAAGACGAAGGTTCGACTCCTTCCTGCCCAGCAGACTTATATTATTTATGGCAATAATGTTATACTGATATTATGCCTTATGAAATTAAACATAACATTGAGGGATGCAGTGGTTATGCAGTTGTTCTTTCTAAAACCGGAAAGATTGTAACTTGTCATCCAGATAAAGATTCAGCACTCAAACATTTAGCCGCCCTCGAAATTAATGTGGAAGAAGCGAAAGTGAATAAATCTGATAGCAAGAGCGTTGGTCAATTTGTATCATGGGGTTCCTCAGGAGGAACGGCTCATGGAAAAATTACTAGAATTGTCCGTAATGGTAAAGTAAAAGTTCCCGGTTCCTCTTTTGAAATTACTGGTACACCTGAAGACCCCGCTGCGTTAATTAGAATTTATGAAAAAGTAAAAAACAAATGGGTCGCCACAGAAACAATTGTTGGTCATAAAACTAGTACCTTAAAAAGTTCTGCATTAGAAAAGATGGAAAAGGCTGAGGGGCATACGCCTACAGATTCTATGGTTTCTGCCGCTAAACGTGCCCTTAAATGGAAAGAAGAGGGACATGCTGGAGGAACTAATATTGGAACTGGTCGGGCACATCAAATTGTAAGTCGTGAAAGTCTTAGCGATTCAACAGTTAAGAGAATGTATTCATTCTTTAGCCGTCATGAGGTTGATAAGAAGGCCAAAGGATTTTCTTCTGGTGAGGAAGGTTTTCCCAGTCCCGGCAGAGTTGCTTGGGATTTATGGGGTGGTGATGCTGGATATTCATGGTCTAGAGATAAAGTCGCTGGCATGGAGAAATTGTTCATGTTTGGTGGAAGTAAAGAATTTAAAGTAGAATATAATGTTGGTGATTGTCAAGGTGGTTGGGCGGTATTGAAAGATGGTACTGGTCAAGTTGTAGGTTGTCACAAGACTGAGAATGAAGCAATTGATCATATGGAAGAACTTACAAATGAAATGATTGATATACTTGGTGATGATGTGCAAACTGCTAAGTCTCCATCAGAATATTCTGAAAAGTCTTATGGCGCTACAAGTTTTTGGGAAGGCGTTTTCTTCCCTGCACAAAAGGGTGTCATGGGTATTGATAATGACACTAATGAAGAAAATGCAAGATTTGTTTCAACGTACAATTCACCGCCGCAAAAAGACGGCCAAGAAAGTACCGGCTACGGAAATAGTAGCGGCGGTACAAATACAAAATAATAGGAGATGTAATGGGACTTTTTGATAAGGTCACAAAACTTTTTAAACCAGCAAGTGCAAATCTTGCTGATGATAAATGTGCTTCTAGTCACCCAAATTGGGCACCTAGTGGAACATGGACACCAGAATTTGAAGATGATTTAGTACCGGAGGCATACGATGGCAACTAAAACACCT